CCCAATTCGGCAACTTAAAACTAATCTTATTCAAACCACTGATAAGCAGGTTGATACCATCAATGATAAAGTTTATAGGTGCTTTCATAATCGCACTGATTGTGTCGCCTAATGCTTGGAAGCCTTGTTTAATTCCTTCCCACATTCCCGACAATAATTTTGCCCAATCGGTGTCTGTAAATATTTTTACTATACCGGTTATAATTCCGCCCAATATATCCGGAAGATGTGTTACAATACTTGCTACAATCTGTATTCCTGCTTTTACAATATCCGGTATTATTTCTATAAATCCGGAAATCAAAGCAGGAAGGTCATCTGCAAAGAACTTCGGTAGCATTTCAACTATTGAGTTTATAAGAACCGGCAACGCTTCTACCAAAACCTTTATTACAGTTGGTAAGTTTTGTATAATAAGGCCGATAAAATCAAACAGAAGTTGTATTACAACCGGAATTGATGATTGCAGGAACTCGCCTAAAAATCCGAAAATTGATGTCATAACTTCCTGCAACTTCGGCATAATTTTTTCACCAACCATAGACAATGCTTCAAATATTGATGGTAAATAACTTGTAATACTATCTATGATTGTACCAAATACACTTAATCCGGTAGTAAGTAAAGCAGGAAGCGAATTGGATAACCCTTCTATTATTCCGCCGACAATTACACTACCAACTTGTATTACGTCTGTAATTATTGATGGTACGGTTGATGTTAAAGCCTGTACCATATCTTTGATAATTGTAGATAACTGCTTTTTATCAACGTTCTTTGTAAGAGTTTTGAATAATACTGCTATAGACTGTAATGCAGATTTTACAAATGCCGGCATTTTCGGAAGTGTCTCAACAAAAAATGTAAGCACACTATCTTCAAATACTAGCAGGCTATCAAGTGCTTCATCGGGGTCGAACTTAAATAGTTTTAAGAAGATGTTTTTTGTAGAAGATACGACACCTTTCACAACTTTTGTTATGCCGGAGAAAACTTTTTTGATTGCGTTCGCCATTGACTTTGCAGAATCCGCAACCTTTTTGAATATATCAGAATAATTCTTTTTAATCTGTTCTCCCTGCTTCTTATAATCAACTATAAACTTGAGATTGTTGTCGAGTATTTCGTTGTCATAATACTTATTTATTCTGACACGTTCTTCTTCTGCATTTGCATAATCCTTTACAGAAGCAAGGGCCTGCGCACGTTCTTCTTCGATACGTTGCCTGTTGAGTTCACGGAGTTGGTCATTATAATATTCAACCGTATTAAGTATTTCACTTTCACTAGCGTCCTGTATCTCAAGCCTTTCAAGAGCAACTTCCTTTTCGGCTTCAATTCTTTCGATAGCCTGCTCTCTGATTTTTCCGGCCCATTCAGTAGAAGTCTTTTTTTCTTCCGGAGTAAGACCTTCTTGGAGTTTCTTTATTATTTCCATTTGGTCTTTGTAATACTGATTATTTGTAGTAATCTGTCCGCCGGCTTCTGTCATAATAGCAACGAGTTGGTCTTCGTAAAACTTAATCTTTTCTTCGTTACTTGTAACTTCTCCGGTAACTGTTTTTATGTTCTGCCATTTTGCTTCCTGTTCTGCAATTTTGGCAAGATACCTTTCTTTGAGTTCTTCTACGCTTTTTTCTTTTTCAAGTCTTTCTGCTTCTGCGTCTGCTTCTTTCTGTCGCTCTTCTTTTATCTTTGCTTCCGCTTCTTCAATTCTCTGCATTACACGCAGGCGACCATTAAGCAGATAGTTTTGACGCTCTAATTCTTCTGCCTGCTTTGGCCCAAATAAAGCGCCGGAAGAATATTTTTCCATTTCGTCAGAGTTAAGATACATAATCCAATTTTGCAGGATTTCTTCTCTTGTCTTTTTGAACTGTTCTGCTTTCTGTTCTACAAGTTTGTCAAAAGCTTCAAGTTGTTTTTGGTTTTCATCAATAACTGTCTGTAGTTGCGCAATATCCGCATTGCCACTAGCAACTGCTTCAACTGCACCTTCGTATTCCTGCTTTGCTTTTTTTGCGTCTGCCCAACCTTGAATAATGTCTTTGAAAAAAGTGCGCATAGGTGATAATGCTTTTTCAAAGGTTGCTCCATACGCTTCTTTCAAATCACCGATGGCATTTTTCAACTGCTTTGATGAATCAATCGTTGTCTTTGCAAGTCCTTCGTATTTGCCGGCAAGAATATCTACTGCTTTTCCGTTTTTGAGTTCTTCTTCTGTTAAGTTTTTTAGTTCTCCGTATTGTTGGCCCAACCTGCCTATAGAGCCATTCATTGTCTGATTAAGTTGGGTAATAGCAGTATCAAAAGAGATTGTTCCGGAAGCAGACATATCAGTAGCGGTTGCGATTATCTTCATCGTTTCTGCTTCTGTTCTTCCGGAAGCGATAAGTTTTGTCATCATCGGCAGGATTTCTTCATCGCCGACGTTTGAAGTTTTTTGTATTTGAGAAGCAAAGTCTTTTAATGCCTTTGTTGCAGAACCGTTTACATAAGGACTGTTCTTTACTGCGGTATCAAGAGCCAACTCTGCTAGATATTGTTTTTTATATGCTTCTGTGCATTCATTTACAACCTTTGTAACATTCTGCACTATTTTCTTTACTGCGCCTATAGTAGCAGACAATCCGGAACTTGCTAGACCTACTGCGCCCAATGCTCCAACTAATCCGTTTTTTCCCAAGCCTTGTATCATACTAGATACACTAGAAGAAAACTTTTTTGTTGCTTTCTGTGCGTCATTAAGTCCTTTTTTATATCCGCTAGAATCTGCGGTGACGGTGGCCTTCAATCCAAAATCTTCTGCCATATTACCCTTCTTATAGCAATCCGTTTAATGCACTTTCGCTTATCGGTATATCTCTACCGGCGACAGGGCCATTGCTATCGGTTTCGTATTTATCGGGGTCTTTGCCCCAAACATAGCACGCAGTATATATCGCTAGGTTTTTCTGCTTTGTTTTTTCAATTTCTTTCTTTTGGTCAATTAAAGCTATAATTTTACGTGGAGTGGATTCCCAAAACTTTTCTTCCGGCATACCCATCATCATACATTCTGCGATAAGGTATGCCCAAGGAAACTCCTTGATTACTTCGCTTCCACTTCCGTTTTTACATCTTCGGGAAGTGAACCGCTCAATGCTTTCTGAAATACGTCTGTTATCAACTGAACGTCATTAAGTCCGTATTCATCTAGCACGGTTTCTTCCGTTACATCTTCCTTGTCTACAAGACCAATCCAAAGCAGGTGCGGAATTGTCTGAAAAGGTTTTTTCTCGACATCTTCCTGCAACTTATCAATGTTGTCTAATCCGCCATACTCTTCTTCGATTTTGGCCCAAGCAGAAAATCCGTATCTAATCTCACGTTCTTTTCCGTGAATTAAGAGTGTGACTTTCGGTGATTTTACTTTTGAGAGTTCTCCCATTTATATCTCCTTTCTAGATAAAAAAAATCCCCATAGGGTAGTTTACATTCTACACCATATAGGGATTTTTGGCAAATTAGCAGGAAATCAGATTACAGACTTGAATCTGACATTGGTGTTGCACCAATTCCAAAACTGTCTTTTAATCCGCTTGTTACTGCTACGCTTGCGACTGCTTCTGCGTCTGCTTCCGGAGTAAAAGTAATTGTAGGACTTGCGCTTGCAGTTGTAGAGCATTCAAGTGTACCGGCGACAGGGTCTCCGCTTGCGTCAAACAAGAGAACAGTATCTCCAACTTTTGCAGAAGATGAAGCAAATACAAAACTAGCACCGCTTTCCTTTGCACCGGTAAAGATTACTTTTCCGTTTGAACCTGCGGAAGCAGTAACGGTCAATTCGCTTGTGTCTGTTGTTACTGATACAACAGGAGCGTTGAACCAATTTGTTTTCAAACTAGCAGGAACGGTAGGGTCGTCTGTTCTGATGTGAGTACAGATAGTGCCTGCTTCCTGTCCGGCAGGAATGAACTGTGTCTGTACGAACTGTGCGGTCATAGAGATATGGCCGAAGTTCATAGAATCAGTCTTTGTTTCGCCACCGGTCTCCGGAACAGAGAACTTTCCTTTTGCATACCAAAAATACTGATAGCGGTTGTTTCCACTTCCGTCTTTTCCGGCAAGCCATACACGGAAACCGACTGCAACATCGGGACTTTGGTCAAGGACTGTTTCTACAGTTACACCACTACTCTTCTTCATTCCAAGAAGCATAGCGAGTACATCAACATCGCAATCAATCAGTTCAAGGTTGAGTTCGGTGTTGCCACGATTTGAAGCAGAGAAGAATGGGCCATTGTCGGCGAAATCTACTGCTACGTCAGAGTTTGGGTTTACAGTTGCATTAACTGCACCCTTCAACGGTATAACGTCACCAAATGTTATACCGCTTGCGTCGTCTGAAAGGACTTTTGCGATAACTACGTTATCCAATCCAATTTTTGGTGCTTCGTTCATTTTAGGTTCTCCTATAAATTATAACGTTATATTTTATAGGGAGTAAAACTCCCTTCTAAAATCCATTACTCTGTGTCTTACGTTATCCTGCACATCGCTTGTGTCTTGGTTCAAATTGCAGGCCCAATAATCTGCTCTGAAAATCTGATGAACCAAATCCGCAATGCTTTCTGCTTTTGGATAACCTTTGACAGTCTTTGTAAATATATGAATCCGAACTAATGCAGAAGTTCCTTCCGGAAGATTATCGCTAAAAGCGACATCGTTCGAGTTGGTATCTTCATACACAAGAAGCGGAAATATTTTCACTTCCTGCGGATAAGCAGAAACAATCCTATCTGCTCCGCCCAATAATGTTGTGAGTTCGGAATTAGAAGTAAGTAAATCTCTGTAATATTTTTTTAGGTTCATCTTCCAAAAATCCTTGACCACAAATTATTCATAAAATCTTGACACTTAATAAGAGAAGTAGACAACCAAGGTCTAGGCTTCATCTTGCTTGTGCCAAACTCCAAAAACTTCGGATAGTTCGGGTTCTGCAAAATACTTCCGACTTCTCCGATAACCTTGTCGCCCTGCACATCAACTGAATGTGTTACGCTTTGCAGGAGCGTTCCGGTGTCCGGTGCCGGCGGATAACCGGCGAGTGAAGGGTGATGGCCTTTCTTGCCATAAGATACATCGGGATTTGTCTGCGTATCTCGCATTATAGTTTTTGCGGTACGCTCTATCTCCGCACAAGATGTAACTGCAAACTCATAGCAGGATTTATCCGCTAACTGTTTCTTCTGTTCCATCTTCACCTGTAGAGCCTGTATCTGCTTCAACAGTTCCTTCCGTGTTATCTCCATCTTCACTCTCATTTTCTACAGGAATAAGCAGGCATTCACCGTGTCTACTCCAAGCGTTTATAGGCATTATTGAAAACATTTCTTCCGAACCTGTAAAGTCGGATTCAACGCTTGCTCTATTGCCTAATTTTATATTTTGATGATATCCGTTGTAGAGAAAAAGACGAACGTTTCCCCTGCTAGCAGATATACCATAAGCTTTCATTTCATCTTGCGTCATTGCGTGCGGTTGCACATCACCTTCTACAGTTTCTACAAGAGTGAACTCTGCGATTGAATCACCGCTATCATCAATGGTTGTAGTTTCTGCATAGATTTTTATTTTTGCATTTATAAACCGTACCATTACGCAACTCCGTAAAACTTATAACAATCTAGAATATCTTTTGCTCCTGCCGACAGGCCGACACTATAAGAATCATCACCATAAGTTTCTGATATGTGTCCTTCTGAATGGCTCTTTAATCCGGTTGCTCCCATCTTTTCAAAATTATATTTGAGTTCAACCATTTCTAGACATACTGTAAGAATGTCGTAAGGTAGAGAACTTTCAGAACCTTCTACATAACCAATATCATTCGGCAGATAATATCCGGCAACATAGGAAACATTTACTTCCCACGCTCCCGATACAATATCGTGTGTAAATCCACGAGTATAATAAGTTCCCGACCAACCGTCTCCACGGTATAGGTTTCCCCATCTTGTGTATTCCGGAAACAGTTTATAATCTTCAATAGGAACTTCCCGAACAGTTACGCTAGCAACGCTCTGAATCGGGAAGTGATTAAGATGTATAAGTTGTCGGTTGTTTACGCTATGCACTTCTTCCGTGTAAGAAGCACGTTGTAAGGAATACCCTAAATATCCTTCGATTTTTGCACTAGCAGATTTTATCAACAAAGTTAATTTGTCATCTTGCGTAGTGTCTTCCGCAGGAATATTGAGAAGTGTTTTTACTTGGGCCAAAGTGCATAGCATACTCATTATTCATCACCTATGACTGTGCTACAGGGTCGGTTGCAAAATCACCAAGAACTGCGACTGCCCCCGAATCGTTTGTCTTTACATACCTCTTTGCAGTACAAAGGTCTACCCAATTGCTTCCTGCGTCAAGGTCTGCAAACTTGATAAATCCCGAAGCAGCTATATCAGAAGTCTGTAATTCTTTGCTTCCTGCACTTGCAACAACAAGAGCAGTCTGTGCAGTTCCTTTTTCAAATGCGGTGTTTCCGCAGTTTACGAACTTAATCTGTTCTACTAATT